CTGCGGTGTTGCTTTGCCTGCCTGCTAGATCTGAGCATTTGATCAAGATAACGGACCCAAATCCCAATTTTCGCGTGTCGTTCGGGTGATCCTTCCGGCTCAAGGATTGCCTGAAAAAGAAGCTCTTCATTGCGATAGGGTCTGGTCACAAAATCCGTCAGGCGGATGAGTCGGCATCAGGATGCATAGAGAAGGATGGGTCGGCATGTTGAAACTGGTTGGCTTAGCCGGAGGATTCTTGAGCATTTCCTCGTAAAAAGTCGCGCAGTTCTCGCTAGCTTCTCTGGCAATCATCACGTCGCGATCGGTAGCGTCCTTGGGCACCACTACCGGAACTAGGTGGAAGATTCGCTCGGCTGATTCGGCTACAAACACCCAGCGCTGATCCCCTTGCTGATCGTCCAGAATACATACCAGCTTGATGCCAAACTTAGCTTCGATCTGCTGCATTCGCTGGGTCGGCTTCTCGTATACTGTCGCCGCCGGCCCTATCGTGGCAAGAACCAGTAATAACGCTGCCACCAGAAGAGCTAGACGCCCGTGCCTTTTAATCTCCGCGCAATAACTCTCAGTATCGAAATCCTCGGCATAATCTCCGCGATCTTGGTTCAAGAATTTCCAGAAGTTATTCATTTACTCTTCTCCTGTTTCCTCTTCTTGGCCTGTTTCTGGGTTTTCCCAGCCGAACGTGACGACGCACTGACAATTTGGATGGTCCGGGGGAAGGTCTGCTCCTGAAGGAAAAGGGTCGTCGATATCAACCCAGTCTTCACCCTCGTTCTGGTCGCACTCATCGGCTTCGATATGATCTGAGCTTAACAGCCATCGCTTTGATGTCGCGCCGGTTGCGCTTGCGGTTAGGTCGGCCGACATGGCGTCGATGCGTTTTAGCTCAGTCCTTGCGATCATATCAGCTCTATCCTCGCTAAACAAGTCCGCATTTACGATCGCCTCCCGCAGTTGGTCGTTCGACCAGTTCTCTTCCTCCGCTTGCGCAACCAGGTTTGTTACCTCGTCGCGCGTGTCCTCCGTGATGGTCCATTTGGCGTTGGGGTTCTCGATCCAGTTGCCATCAGCGTCTTGTTTAAGCCCGATCAATTCCCCGGCACGATCCAGCGCCAGGTCGCGCGTCTTCTCGTCAATCACGTTCCACTGGTCCTCGGTCGGGACAAGGCCGGCGCTGCCAAGGAGCTCGCCCGCAGTATCTACCGCAGCGTCAGCGAACTGTTTCTGGAGTTCATCCGGTAGATCGCCCCAGGACGCGCTCAACAGTTGGTTGATTGCCGCCTGGTGGACGATTGATGTGGGCTTTTTAGCCATCTACTTGCGATGTTTACGATGCTTCCTGGCCTTGCGCGGTTTTCGGTGTTTCATTGTATTTTACCAACCATTCGTACCATGCTTTCCCGTCTTTCCATCCCTGATCATGACCAACGTTATAAGCGCATCTACAAATGCATTTCATTGTTTCTAAAAGTTCATAATCCAAATTAAGCTCAGGGTCACTTTGCCACCATTTTTCAAAGGTCATTTCTGTTCTCTCCTCTTAATCATCGCCTCTGCCACAACATTCGGGCAAATCTCCTTAAAAGACGATCATCTGGCAGGCGCTTAATTGCTGCAAGAATTGTGCGAGCATCTTCTCGCCTGGCACCCTCTTCCAACCATTTCCTGATGTTATGATGTTTAGCGTGCGATCTTAACTTGCCTTCACTGGGATTGTCATCAAAGCCTAGACCGCTGCTCATGTTCCCCTCCTCTTAATCATCGCCTCTGCTACCTGTTCACCTTTAGCCTTGAGCGCCACCCCGATAACGGCTTTGAGCTTCTTTACCCGATCGTCGTCGGGTTCGCGCAGCTCGAAATTGGCCGTATGGGTCACCTTGCGTTTACGTTTCTTGCCGCCCTGATGGCGCAACACGCCACGGGGATGCATCATGGTAGATGGGCTCGAGCCGTAAGGCTGCAATCCGCTTACGGGTGAAGGTGCCACGTCGAAGGCTTTCTCAGCTCCACATCCTCCCGCGGCATCGAAAGCTTTCTTGACAGTAGCCTTAGCCTTAGAGTTTGCAGCACCACCGCCTCCAGAAGCGCTTCCAGAAGAAGATCCCGATTTTCCATTTCCTTTATTTCCTCCAGCTCCTTTGCCACCGTTCGAAGCATTGTCTTGAGTTCCGACGTGGACATGGGTTGCCGGATTCTGCGCTGATGCCATCGCGACGTCGTGCTGGTTTTGCTGTGCTTGTTCTTGCTTGGCATTTTGGTCACTGAGTTTGTTGACTTCGTCGATTTGGACAAGCTGCATGTTGGCACCCAAGACGCACTGTTGTCCGGCGCCGTTGGGTAACGGATCAAAGCCGAGCATCTCGCGCACTTCGTCGATCATGATGGCCCCGATATTGCTGTAGACCTCGACCGCCTTGGACTTGTCGGGCGTGAACATCTCTTCCTCTTCGGTCCACGCGAACCTGATATCTTCCCAGCCGAAACAGCGATAAATCAACTCAGTCATCGACTGTTCAAAGAACATCGAAAACGGCTGAAAGCCTTCTTTATCGCTCTGCTGGCCGCCATGTTGCGCGCTGGCCCGGTTCATTGGTTTGATCAGTTGCGACCGATCAACCGAGAAAGCGTAACAGATCAGTCCAGCAAGCCAATCATCCATGTCGCTTTTCTCGTCGAGAATGATGTGGCCGGCACTTAACGGTTCACAACCGTTTGGGAGAAGGATCGCCCTCCACTTCTGGGCCATATTGTCCACAAATTGCGAGTTGTACCAAACTTGCGCGCCCTCGATCTGTTCCTGGTTCCAATCAGGGGGAGTTTTGATTAAATACGGCGTATGCGCTCCTGAAACGTACTTCTCCAACTGCCACCATTGGCGCCTAATCGCGATATTAATCGTCAACATGATCTGTTCAACCGGGCTGTATCCGTAGGTCTTGTGGCTGCGCTTGTTGAACGGCATGTAGATCAGGTCATCAGAAGTGTAATCGATCGCCGGCAAGCCTTTGAGAATCTGCTGATAGCCTGTTTCGGGCGCCTCGGGTTCCTCGCCCCAATAGTCCAGTTTGACGTTGATGGTGGCGCCATCGATCGGGACGAAGCTGTGAGGGCTGCCAGATAGCGTCGGCTTATTGTAGATCGTCATGGCGTCAACGGTCAGCATGTCCTCGAGCAGCTCGTGCGCCCAATGCGCAAACGGCTTTTTTAAGTCTGGCCGTTGAAAGAAGTTGGTGGCCCAATTGATCCTGTCCTGCGTGCCGGCTGGAATATTCTTGGCTTTCTTCTTCACCGGATCAGCCTGCATGATCGACCAGTTCTGGTAGGCAATCCGGCTCTTGGCTGATTCTATGATCGTTCGCAAGAGGTCGTGCGATTCGGACATACTGCGCAACACGTCGAACGTCACCGACTCGTAGGCTCTGGGTGAGATTTGAACATTGTAATAGAATGGATAGTCGTATTTGCGGCCGGCCGCAGCTTCTGGCGCCTGCGGATCAAGCGCGAAACCGGGCGGAAAGAAGGCGCGCGGATCGCCCATCATGGCGTAGGTCGCCGCGCCCCGGAGTCGATCAAGGATGCCGATGGGCGGGTTGGTAAACGAACTGTTCTGCGCGGTTGGCAGCATCGGTAGCGCGCCACGATGAACGTCCGGTACCGCGTTGCCCTTCAGGATTTCCAACGCGCCACCGAGGCGGCTGGGGGTCACGGCCCGCCGATAAGCGCGCGCCATCAGGTCGGCGGCAACCACTCGAGTTGCCGGCGCGGCCTGATCTTTGGTGACAACTTGGTTCATGTCAGATTCAGCGCCATCGAGACGAACCTTACCGGTGGCAGCACAATCCTTAAAACGAATAAAAGCGCCAAGTAGATCGAGGCCCCCAGCAACCAGACAAAAATGGATCGAACCAAGTTCATACCGGATCTTAACCACGCAACCACGGAGGCAGAGGTTTATATATGTGGGGATCTGGTGTTGCTATCCAACCAAGTGGAATCGTAATTCCATTCTCCACTTGCTTAAGCCAATCGTCATAGAGCTCGTCAAGCCAGTCATATTCCCGATCTTCGTTCATATTTCGTTTCCATAACGTTCGCGTAGTTTAGCAGCCATGAGCTGCAGTGTCTGCGGTAAATTTGGACCCACAAAAATTCCAACGCTTTCACCAGTCCAGATGTAGAGCCAATACCAGCCTTTCTCGTTCACCTCGATCTTGATTCGGCCAAACGGACCCGCAGCCATCAGGTCAGACATCGCTACCTGTTGTTGGGCGGTCATTTACGCCGGTCCCATGCCTTGTGCGCTTCTTCTATCGTTTCTCCAGGAGGACCGTACGCGCCACAATGATCGCACCATTGGCGAAGTTGTTCCTGAACCTCATGAACTTCGCTAGCAAGCAAATAATCGTTGCCACAAAACGGGCATGAAGAAAGTTCGCCGCTTTTCATTTGGTGCCAAAATTCTTGTCGTTAAACGCTACCACCAGATCGTTACCCGGAAACTCCAGCGGACGGTCAAACTCGATCCAGCGCAGCCCGTTTTGGGTTATCTTGCGCGTTTCAAGCGTTTCACGCAATACAATACGCTGATTGTCTCGCCTCGGCATCTGGGCAATCTTGAACGATTTGCCTTCGAACTCGCGTGGCTCAAGGATCGCCTGCGTCGGTGCCAACAGGTAATCTCGGAACAGCGCCGGCGCTTTACGCAGGATCGTCACCTGCAAGCGGGTGACGCCAATCGGCACGACCTCAACCCAGAAACAGATTTTTGGCTTTAGGCGCGGGAAATTGGCTGCGGCTGTACCGCTCAACCACGTCTCGTCTGCCGTCACCTCGGTATCGTAATCGCTGATCCGACCCAGGACGTAAGGGTGATGGACCTCTATGCGCGCCTTGCTTGATGCTTTCTTTGCCGCCTTACCCCACCAGCCAGCCGGCACCTTTGGCCTGATAAGATCCTGCAACTGCTGGGCCAGTTCTGGATTGATCTGATTCAACGGTATACCTGGTTAAGCCAATATGCCTGCGCCCACCATAGTTCGCAGTCGAGCCCGAGGAACCAAGTAGTGCCATCAGGCGGCAACGCCGTCACCACAAACTCTGCCGTGTTCACTTAATCTCAATGATGTCGAAGAAATAAAGCCTCTTCGCGGGCTCTACGCTTGGCCTATTGTATCACGCCGATTCTTAGATGGCGAGGAAATGTGTTCCTTAGCGTGCGGGTTTGCCGGCCTCTTTCCGCATCAACACCAAAGGTTCCTTCCTGACAGCACGCCCTGTTTTATTTTTGTTTGAACGCCTGCCGTTCTGCCTGCGAACCTCCCGGGATTCGAAACCCGTATCGTTTCCTCGAATCAAATCATATCACGCCGCTTCCATCCCGTCATCACCAGATTCGTCCTCGCCACGGCCGCCCCACTGCTGTCCGCTGGACACGTCGTCGTCCCAATAGGTGCCAAAACTCATCACGGCGTAGGCTAACGCATCAACCATATCGTCATGTTCAGCGATCGGAAACAGCGTCAGCTCGTCCTCGAAATAGACTGGTAACGCGCTTTTCTTTACCGGCATCAGGGTTTCTGGATCGATCAGCGGTCGGCCGGTTTCAGGGTCCAGTTCCTCAACCGGTTGGCTGGCGTGCCATACCCGGCCATCCATGTAAAACTGCGCGGTCGGCGCGAATCGAGTGCGTTTGTCCTTATCGGCCCGCACCTTAATAATCGGCAGGTTAGTGTCGTCAATCCACATGTTGATCAATGCGCTTTGGAACTGGTTAGATTCGATGACGATCTTACTGGCGTGAAACCGGTCGTTGAAAACGTGCAGCTCTTCCAGCATGCGTTTGGGCTGCGATTCCTTGAACCGTTTAGCCCCGGCCACGAAAAAATCCTTGGTTGACCGGTGACGTGCCACCGCAACCATCGCACTGAAGTCTGCCTCTTCTTTTTCGCTGACAGCCAGATCCATACCGATGTGGACCTCCCACATGTCGTTTGTGATGTCTGGATCCACCGGGTGATACTGGATCATATCGTAGCTGACGAGAACATTGCCCAGGTCCACAAACTGTGCATCGTACTCTTGCTGGAAGAACTTCGGGTTCAGGCGCCCTTTGGCTGCGAGCGCTTTCTTCTCTTTGTAGTCTAGCTGAATGTTTGGGAGAGGATTAAGATCTCCCGTAGATCCGTTGAACCGAACATCAGCCACCCCCCGCCAGATCCTAAAAAAATCGTTCTTTTGTCCATGAGGTGTACTGGCAAAGATGACGTACCCACGATGGTCAGCAAGGGAAGGCTGAATGGCGGTAAGGAAACTGTCGTAAAGGTTTGCGCATTGGGCGGCCTCGTCGATAACGATTGTTCCATATGCTTCACCTCGGGCCGCCCGCATCGCCGTTGCCCGGTTGCCAAGCGTCCAGATATGCAACTCGGCACCCGTCGGCGTGTAGATGTACCCATCGCGTTTGGGATGTGGCACCAAATATGGCCCAAGCGTGCGTGCAAGCACCGACTCGACGGCGCTGCAGCCATCCCGTTTGTGCGCCATCAGCGCCACGTTGAACCCCTGATACAAACCTTTTGGCCCAAAGAACAAACGCCTGGCTAACGCAAAGGATTTGCCTGAACGGCGCCCGACACAGATCACGATGATTCGGCTTGTGCATTCTAAAAACTGGCGTTGCCACCTGAATAGCGGACCCCACCGAATCTCATTCGCCTGTCGCGCTAGAGATTTCGTCGGCGCTTGGGTTGTCCATTCGGACCTGTCCAAACTCGGGGTCAAAGCCTGATCCATTCTGCTCGACTATAATTTGAACTGGGCCTTGAATCGAGACTTGCTTACGATTGTCGTTAAGCTGGATGTTGTTGTTCTGTACCTTGATCGTTGACTCAATACCGAGGAACCTGGCCAGGTTACGCGCAATTTGGGCGCGTTTTCCGTAGGCGTCGGTGACGACCAAACTGAACTTTTCGGATTCAGAGATCTGTTCACCGAGTGAAATGAAATCGTCAATGCTGTGCTTGACCAGGAAATTGAACGTCTCCATCTGGCGCTCGTTTAGCGTAGCAAGAAATTGCTTTTTCCTGGCAGCTAAAAGCCGATCAAGCGTCGGAACGGACACCTCGAGCCTCTCAGCCATCTGTACGCGTGGCATACCTTCAATCAGCCACGTGCTGAGCGCGCTCATTCTCAGACCTTTGCAGAGTTTCCCCGACATCTATCAGTTCCTATCAGATCACAACAGACGCTTGAACCATTTCCACATTCGCTT